TTTTGTTGTCGAGCAAGACACTATTCAATAGGAGATTAAAATGGCAATAGGATGGATGGATGATTTGAATGAGGCCGATACCTTTTTTAATACAAGGTTGAATAATTCTGCCTGGATTAATTTAGATGGAGACGAGAGGACGGCAGCCTTGACTACGGCTTATAATCGAATCAGGTATTGTCCTGATTATTCGATTCCCGCATCTCCTACAATAGCCCAAAAAGCAAAACTCAAAGATGCTCAATGCGAAATGGCTATTTATATGGCAACACATCTAGCCGATGAGGATAGGCGAAAGGGATTACAGATTCAGGGCGTAACCCATGCGGGAATAGTCGAGGAAAATTATGATAAGGGTTGGCTAGATAAGCTTCCCATTCCACCTATTGTAGATTCGATTCTTGAGGATTTCAAAACTGCTGTTGGTTTTGGGCTTGTCGATATAGATAGGGATGAGGAGGAATCGGTAGATACCGATGTAACCGATGTTTGAGAATGGCGCGCACAATTGGCAGAATTCCGCTTAGAGAAAGGACGAGAGAGCTTGAGAGAATCTATTATGGAGTACAGAGAGAGATCGGGAAAGAGCTTTCGGGACTTAATTTCGGGGGATACCAGGAATTAGGAGCAATGAAAATTCAGGAAAGAGTGAATAACTTGATTAGGAAGCTGAATCGTTCTGCCTTGCGATGGGCAAAAAGCGCTATCCCTGAAGCCTATAAAGAAAGCTACGGCATATCGAAAACCAGGCTTGAGATTCTCGGCAAAAAGCGAAGTGGCCAATTCGATCCCCAAAGACATAGATATGCAATCATGGACTATATAGATATGACAAGCAATGATCTGATTCGAGCCAATATGAGCATTAAGCAAAACGTGGCCACATATCTTTATCTGGCAAGGCAAGCTTCTATGGGATTATCTCAGATACAGGCATTTAGCTACGAGGATGAAGAGGCCATAAATGAGATGATCCAAGATGCCATAGAAAGGGGAGAACGGCCTGGTTATGCTACGAATCTTATACGCTCCTATTTTCAATCGAAGATTGGGGATGGGCAATTCATTCTGATTAATGGCAGAAACTATAATCTCAAATACTATGCTCGATTGGTAGCCAGAACAAGAATGAGGAAAACCCAAACAGAAGCGGTTAAAAGAACCTGTGAGCAGTACGATAATGATTTGGTTTTTTGGGAATATCATGCTGGGGCTTGCGATTTATGTATTCCGCTTATGGGACAGGTTTATTCGCTTACGGGCAAAAATCCCAATTATCCTTTATTAACAGAAGAGCCGCCTATACATCCCCAATGTGGATGTGGGATTTCAGCCACATCTGAAGAGGCATTAAAAGTTGTGGGAGAGCGAAAATAAATGATTTCAGCATATCTTGTAGATGATATAACCATTCTGAAATATGGTGGCGAGGATTCCTGGGGAGAACCCCTTGCCCCTGCCAGCATAAATGTAAAGGGTAAAATCATATACAAGACTAGGTTGATAAGGAATATGGCAGGGGAAGAGGTTGTTTCTTCTGCTATGGTTTATCTGCTGGACAGGGCATTAACTCATGAAGACAGACTTAAATTCGATGGGGTTGAGCATACAATATTGAGAATAGACAAGCCCAAGGCTTTTAGTAATCCTCATCTTGAGGTATATCTGGCATGAGCGAACCGATTTATAAGCTAGATTTCTCGCAATTTAATGCAGGAATAGAACAATATAAGAAATTATGCAAATCAGAATATGCACCAGACGGGGTAAGAAAGGCATTGGAGCAACTTCTTCTTGATGCCAATCAAAAACCGCCTAAAACTCCTTACAAGTGGGGCGCATTAAGAGGTTCTGGAATAATTGAAAAAGTAGAAAAAGTTGGTGATATAGTAATAGGTATTGTTTCTTTTGGGGAAGGAGAAACAGGTGGGGAGGCCCCTTATGCCGCCAGGTGGCATGAGGCCGAACCGGGTACAATTAATTTTACTGAACCAGGGGCTGGCCCAAAATATCTCGAATCTAAAATGGCTACATATATGGAAGATTATTTAAAAATAATTGCTAATATTATTAAGGAAAAAACAGGCGGATGATAAAAGAGATTTCTCAATTCATTGCATCGAAAACCTCTTTTGTAATAGGGGATACATTGCAAGTGGGTCATCGTCTTCAGAATGCCCACGATAGATGTCAGGCTGTATTAGAGTCTGGAGGAGGTCATCCTTATTTTGAACTACCAGACAGAATTGATAAGGCAATCCAGGTAATAAGCCGGGGGAAGACATATTTCAATGCCCGAGATGATGCCTGGGAAATCTTTAGCGCCATTCATGGAACAGCCGGATGGCAATTGGCCGGAAGCAAAGAGATTATGACCATAGAGGCATTGGCTGATCCCCAATATATGGGACAGGATGATAAAGGAAGATTTGAGTTTTCAACAAATTATATTTTTAAATGGGAAAATCCCCCGTAAGGGGATTAGATAAGCTTGGGAAGGGGCCGATACCCCTTCCCTGGCTATCCGATTTCAGGTGTGTGTGCAGAAGGTAGGTAGAGATGATCGGATGCCATTTTTATTTTACCCCTGCCACCTCCTGAAATCAATAAAAATTTTAGGAGGTAAATATGCCAGCATCACCAGTAAAAGATTTAGGCCCTTGCTCTGTTCTTTGGGATCCTACCCCGGGTGCCAACGTTGAATTGAATCCTACTTTTGGTGGGGTAATTTTCAGAAGTGAAGATGCAGTTGTGGATATCCTTGAAGATGGCCGAGGGACAACCCCCATTGATGCCGTTTTTACGGGTCGGGTGGCTTCTCTCGAAGTTCCCATGACCAGGACAACCCTTGCCAAGCTCAATAAGATTCTTCCCGGTTCTGTGGCAGGCGCAAGCAATTTGAAGGTCAGTACTCATGTGGGCGCAGCCATGTTTGCAAGCTCCAAGCCAATTATCGTAAAGCCCATTGTTGATAATATTCCCTCTGTTACTACAACCGAATGGCTCCATATCCATCATGCTTATCCTGTTCCCGGCTTTGAAGTTACCTATGATAATGCAGGACAGCGCGTATTCAGGGTTACTTTCAAGGTTTTCCCATCAGAGACAAGCGGAATGGTTGGCGAGCTGTGGAGAATTGGCCCAGCCTGATAATCGAGGAAAGATATGCCAAAGATTAATCTGGATGAAGATGAAACTTTATCCGAGCCAATCGAGATTGTAATCGAGGGAAAGACCTTTACCGTTGAGAAAATCACAGACAAGAAGTTCAAAAAGGTTGCCGAGCTGACTAGCGTTGCCGAGCAATTTGCCCTTCTGACGGGAGCCAAATTGTCGACTGTGCAAAATCTGAATCTGATGAAGATAGCCAAAGCAATCCAGTATATCATTCAGGCCATAGTTGGTTCAGTAGGAATGGGAACAGAACGAGTTTTGATTAAGAAAGAAGCAGAGGACGAAGAGACAGAAGCAAAAAACGATTAACGGCCCGGAAGGGAAGTCTTGCCATGATAGCGGCTGAATTTCCGGGCCAATTCCCTGGCAAAGAACTCTACAATCTCGATATTAGGGATGAACAGTTTTTTGCTCGGGAGGCTCGCAAAAGGCAGATTCTTAGAGAAGCCGAGCTGCTGAATTCTATAAGATTGGCAGCCTGGGCAGATATGGCTAGTTTTGCGCGAAAAATGAATGATTTACAGAGAGAACTAAACGAATTGGAAGGAAGGCCAGGTGAGATCGCCAAGGAAAATTGGGAAGATTTAAAGATTAAAGGAAGAGGATAAACATGGCTTTTGATGCCGGAACAATACAGGGAACGCTTCGCATTGACGGCAAGCAATTCCAGATTTTTGCCAATCAGGTGAATACCGCCCAAAAGCAAATGACCGGTCAGGCCGGGAGAACTGGGGGTGCATTCAAGGGAATGTGGAAGCAGATGGCCGTTGGTCTAGGAATAGCAGGTGGAGTAGCCCTGGCAATTCGAGCTATAAATAACCAATTCAAAGACACCATCAGAAAAGGCCGAGAATTCGAGAGGGAAT